GAGCCACGAAAGGTAGAAGTTAATTGTATGTCTGCACCAAAAGCCGCAGCACCAGTACCAGCACCAGCACCAGCACCTATAATGGGATCTGGTTTAGAAGAAAGCCGTAAAAAATTAAAAGAGGCTTTAACATCGCATATGCAAATATTGAAAGGTATGCACGAACATGCTAAGAAATTGCGTGGAGGAACATTAGGACAAGTAACACAGTCTGTTTATGACAAAAGTGGACAATTCAGATTACCATCTGACGTTGTTCGACATATTAGTTCCTATGATACAGGTTTTCAAAATAGAGCCGAGCCTCCAGGTAAACCAAAATTGAGATGTGATGGAGACGATTATGCACCAAAGCCTACACCACCACCAGGTGATCTTAGCAATTACTTTGATTATGAAAAATATCCATCAACTCCCAAATACATACCTTCTACATCCACTCCAAAAGTTGCAAAGAAAGAAATTGTTGGTATGAAAAGAAAAGCAGAAGGAGAAGCAGAAGGTGGTCAATTGCCCTGTCGTGTTACAGAAAAAATGAAGGATTTGGAAATGAAAGGAACAGGAGTAGCACCAAGTGGCTTTGCTTGGGAAGACGCACCTAACTTTAAAGGACAATTTGAAAAGTACAATGCAACAGAAAAAAAGAAGTTTAAAGATTTAGCGTCTTTTGCAGATTACATTATGAACAATAAGGATAAATTTCAAGCCAAAACATTAAAACGAGCTCGTTTTTTTAAGAATGTATTGCAAAAGAAAAAATCTTCTCAATAAGTATATAACCATGCATCCTATTAGTAGACGTATAAGTGGCGATATGACGATGAGAGGCCGAACGACTCATCATGGCCAACCGTCTCACGTAAAATCAAATAGCACAGGAGCCGATCATCCAGACAGACATCATTATTTCCGATACCATGCTCGTAGTGGACCCTCTGTTAGAGACAGCAAAGGTCACTTTGGATCAGGAGAGGAAGGTCACGCACACATGGGTCGCGGTAAAATGCGAGGTGGAAATTTAGAAGGAGAATACAGTACTCAACCTACTGAGTACGGCAGTAGTCCATCCTTTGGAACTCCGAGCACAACACAATCACTTTTACATGTAGGAAGAACACAATCATTATTTGATCATGTGACAAACTATGGTCAAGATCGACCTGTACAACATAAGACAGCACAACGTGCAGCTAAACAAAAAATGAAACAAACTTTATTAAATAAACCAAAATATAACGATGCCGAATGGTCTGAAGTAGTTGGTCCTGATTGGAAAAAACATTTTGGCAATCATAGTCTATACAAACAAGTCATGAACAATGCACGCTAATCTACAACATGATTAATTTTTTCTACAAAATTGGCCGCTTCTTGAATAAGTGACGAAAGACAATGCGTTGGGATTGGTGCGTTTCTTTCCTTTTGATCCCTTTCAATCTTTCGAATGACAACATCAATGGCAAGGTCACCAATCTTTTTTGTTTCCATTTCTGCACTGACAAAAACGCCTTGAGGATCAAAATACTTAAGTGGAGATATGTCATCTAAGTATTTTGTATACGATGCTGCATCGACTACAAATGATTTTCGTCTTTCCGGAGTCCTGTATTTTATGTCGCTCATTCTAGCCTTGTTTGATTGACCCATTTCCTCCGTAAGCTCCATGAGTCTTGTGCAAGCCGTTTTCGGGTCTGTAGTGTGCATGGTAAATGGAATTTAATAATGAGAGACTTGCAAAAACAGCGAAAAAAATACACAGGCGATAGGATAAAAAAGAGAGACAAGGGGGCTTTGTACCGGAGTGAAAGAGACAAGTAGGGGCAATTAAAAAAAAAAGTTGTCGCTGAAATCGTCCTATCGTCATAATCGAACCCAAAGAAACCATGTCGAACGAAATTGTAGATATGACAGGCATTGTGGAAAGAATGAAAGACAAATTGTCGAAACCACAAGAAGATATGGACTTGACGAATGATGACGAACTCGATTTATCAACACAACCAACAGAGATGGACGAAGACACTCAAAGTCAACTGAGTGAACTGTCGGAAGAAGGCCAAATGGTGACAAAGGTTTTAAGTTTCCACATAAAAATGCCACAAAAGGATTGGGACAAGTATGATGTTGTGGAAGACATTGCAGACGAGATCTATAATTATTTGGAGTTCTCACCAGAAGGTGAAATTGTCGATTACATCCACTATATAAAAGATGTTTCGCCAAAGGTACACCCTGTGGACATATCTCATATGTATTGGGATCGCCGCCTTTGTGAAGGAAAGGAGAAGGATTGGCAAACGGAGTTTTTAAAGAACAATTTGCCAGGCGAATGCTTTAAGTATTAATCCTCCTTGACATATGTTGTGAGCATATCAGTACTGGATCCAGCTTGACCCATATATTTTTCAGCTTCACTTTTCTTTTTCATCATATCACCAAACTTTTCAGTCATGATGGAATGTCTTAAAATATTAACACCAACCTTTTTGTTATCAAACAGTTTGTTTAGTCTTTGATTTAATTTCACACTACCATTACCACTTCTATCTGCCCCGCCTAACGGAGCACCACTGCTGTCAATTAACAAATACTCGGATGGATTGACGGAGATCCATTTGCGTAAGATGTTTCTTAAAGGTGTCTTCAAAGGGATCTTTTGCTCTCCATAGGCTTTCGCCGTTTTGTAAGAGTTAAATACCAAATGCTTGCCGTCGTCAGACATGTAATTGTCTTTGGTTTTGTCTACATTGCGTATTTTAAAGTCTACATAATCTTTGCTTCTACGTACGGGAATATGAATGCCTGATAAGAGGCTAAGAATAATAAAGTTCTGAATCTTTTGTAGCTCGGACATAGAGGGACTTTCCTTTTTCATTAATGGCTTGGCAATTTTCTCCAGCATTTTATATTTCTGCATTATATCATCTTGAGTAACCCAATTTTCTTGTTGCGATGGTGTCTTTTGTTGTTTTTCTATTTCTTTCCTGTACTCTTGTATGTCTTGCATCATGAGCTCGCGATAGGATTTGTTGTCAGTGATAACCACTAACGCACTCAAGATAGTCTTACGTTTATTAGGAGTCAAATCTTTTAGTGCTTCAATAACCTCTTTGCTTTTGTCAAAATTGTCAAGAGAAATCTCAGACGATCCAAAGATCTGTTTGTGAAGAGATCGTAAAATGGAGCTGTACGTATTGATACTGCTCGTACTAAGGTTTGGTCTCTTTTCTTTTAAAAATTCTTTAAACTTTTTAGTGTCCATTATATTATAAGTAAAGATAAGATATTTACTAAATAACTAATTTAGTATTTATTTTCGTATCTTAATTAAAATGGACGTATACGAAAAAATCAAAATCAATCCGTATGTCAATTGCTCGGACAATGTTTTAGTGGAAATGAAACGGGATCGGCAGATTATGCAAGTGGTGTCTACTGGGGATCCTAATGTCTTTACCATTCGCAAAGGCTGTAATCGTGAAAGTGAAAAAGAAAAGACATTAAGTTTCCAATCTGTGTGTAGTGAAGTGTTTGATTACCACATTAACTTTTTCCAGATGAATACGAATTTGTTGTTTCCAAAAGGGATGGATACAGTCTTGGCAGTCTGCAAAGATGTCTTTCAAAAAGAAGTAGATAAAGATGGAAAGATTGCAGAAAGAATTAAGAAAGAATACGAAGAAGAAAAATCTAAAGAAGATGTATAACAATGATAGGAAGAATTTATGGAGGAAGTCTTGCAGCCCCTTCGTGGGAGGGAGCTCGCCCAGGCAATCAACCGGCCAAACCTAAACGACGTATATTGTTAACAAGTGCGAATGTAGTACAACAAACTCCTGTGGAAAAAGAAAAGTCTTTATTACAAAAAGAACGAATTAATTTAGGCGATCAACACATGGCCATGATTGACGATCCTGCTTTACTTGGAAGATTAGCTGGAAAAGAAGGAGGGTCAAAAGGGACTGATACACAATACAAAGCATGGGACAATATGTCTGCTCATATCCTTGCGGCACACCGTCAAGATGATGACCTGCAAAAATTATATGCAGAACAAAGAAAAGCGGCTCGTAAACCGAGCAAAAAGAAATGTGTGCTCACTCCTTATTCCAAATTGAAAAAAGGTGAGTTGGTAGAAAAGATTGCCGACAACTTGCCGTTAAGCATGATGATTCGCAAATCCGAATTGCAAAAAATGACTGTGAAAGATCTCCGTACATTAGCGGCACGCTTTTGCAAAACGGGAAGTGTGAAAGGTGGTGATATTGAATATGATAACTACCATGGGCCACTTAATACTTATGACTCTAGAAAACGGGAGCAGCAAGCAGAGAGATGGAAGCTAGGTATAGATGATGTCAATTCAGTATTTTACGGTCGTCCTAATGCAGTAAAAGGAAAAATAAGTACCTCTGTATATTCAAGGCCACCTATCGGAGGAGAACCCGTTAGGTTGCCATCAGACATTGTACGTTACATAGGCTTGTTCGACAAAGGCTTCGAGAACAGGCCAAAAACACCACAGAAGCCAGGTCTTTGGGCAAGACAAGGCGACGACTACGTACCAAGGGCAGCTGCGCCTGCAGGTTCACCCAGAGATTACTTCAATTACGAAGGCTTCCAGTTTCTTCCATCTAACATTCTGCCGGGGACAAACTTAAAGCCAGACAAGAAAGTAGTAAAAAAGAAAAGAAAAAGGGACGCAATAGGAGGAATGACGAAAAATTGAAATAATTAATATTTAGTAAAGTATATGGATCCCATACTTTACGAAAATGAATCCCACAGCCGACATGTCCTATTCCCAATCCAAAACGGCAAGGTCTGGGATTTATATAAAAAGGCTGTATCGTCATTTTGGAGGGCAGAAGAAATTGACCTCAGTTCAGATCTTAACGACTACCGATCATTATCTATTGATGAGAGACATTTCATCAACCATATCCTTGCCTTCTTTGCAGCATCTGATGGGATCGTACTTGAAAACCTTGCCGTACGATTCTTGGATGAAGTAAAGCTTCCGGAGGCACGTTGCTTTTATGGATTTCAAATTGCGATGGAGAACATTCACTCCGAGACCTATTCTTTGCTAATCGACACGTACGTAACGGATAGAAAACAAAAGGAGCTGTTGTTCAATGCGGTGACAAAATTCCCAGCAATCCGCAGAAAAGCCTTTTGGGCGAAACGGTACATTAATAGCAAACAACCGTTTCACACTCGTCTGATTGCCTTCTGTGTAGTGGAGGGGATCTTTTTCTCCGGATCCTTTTGCGCAATTTTCTGGTTGAAGAAAAGGGGATTGATGCCGGGACTGACAATGAGCAATGAATTTATTAGTCGTGACGAAGCCATGCATACGGAGTTTGCGATCCTTTTGCACAGTCTGTTGCAAGAGAAGTGTCCGGAGACCATGATCATGTCGATAGTAATGGAGGCGGTTTTGATCGAAAAGGAATTTATAATGGAATCCTTGCCCTGTCGACTAATCGGGATGAATGAGAAATTGATGGGACAGTATATTGAATACGTAGCCGATTATCTGTTGCAACAGCTGGGGTGTGGGAAGATATATCGGACACAGAATCCCTTTGACTTTATGGAGATGATAAGCCTGGACGGAAAAACAAATTTTTTTGAACGTAGAGTGACGGAATATGCTTTGGCCAATACGGAAGTGAAGGGAGATTTGTTCGATGCAGATTTTTAATCTTTAGCTTAAATTTTCTTTTGTGTATGTATAGTAAAAAATGAGTGAAACATCGCAACCCATTCAAGTACTCAATGTATTTAATAAACAAAATTTCCATACGGGATTGGCGAGTGAGTTTGTAAAATACCCCAAAGCCCAATCTACTGTCACCATGCCGAATGGTGTCAGATTTGGGGACGGGTCTTTTCAAAACTCAGCCAGTACGGGATCCTCTTTGACTGTTCGAGAAGAAAGTGGAGCAAATCCAGAAATAGCAACGGAAGTAAGTACAATAAAAGTATCAAATGGTACATTGATAGTAGATCCAATTGACAATTCAATCGTTACAATATCAACAAGTGGAGGTGGCGGCGGTGGTAGTTTTACAGTAACAGATAACAATGTAACAGCCGGAAATGTAAATACATTAAATGTAGAAGCATTAGGAACTGTTGTAAATGCAGGATCAAATACAGCAATTTTATTTTCAGGCGGGTCAAAAGTTAGTAGTACACAAACGTACACAACTACCGCACTTACAAGTCACACATTTTTGGTAGACCCCTTTAACACAACAAATGTCACTACATCTGGAGTCACAAGCAGTGGAACAGTTGCGTCTTACACAGGAACATATGAACGTGTTGTCAATAATGATGAAACTTCTACTGTAGCAATAAATTCTTTGGGTATTCGACATTTTAAATTTGATACTCAAAATGATTTTATTGATTTTGCAACATCAAATAGTTCGATTGATGCAATTCCTTTACAAAATAGCACGACTTTGTGGGCATGGTTTCTTATAGATGAAAATAATCAATCAACCTATAACCCCTTAATATCTACACGTACAAGAACTTCAACTGTTGCTGGATTAGAAATAAAAAGTAATATAGGGTTTTATGGTTTTCGAATTGGTACTGGTGCAGCTTTTTTAGATGTACCGTCCACTGTACCAGTAACAAGAGGGTGGCATATGAGTGCTTTGACAATGACTTATAATGGCACAAATTATGATTACATTCTTTATGTTGACGGTGTTTCCATTCATACACTTTCAAGTGATTTTATTACTCCTGTTTCAGGAGTACGAATAGGAGCATCTGTTGTTGATAGTGCTGGTGGTTCTATTGTTTCACAAAGTTTTATTGGACATTGTGGAATTACAGACAGTGCACTTTCTGCAACTGACATTTTAAGCATTTACAACGAATTAAAACCTTACTATATTACAACAGGTCTTTTTGTTGGAGACGTGACTGGAGACCTTACGGGAAATGCAGATACAGCTACAAAAATCGCGACCATAACCAACAGTGATATAGTTCAATTAGATGCAACACAAACATTAACGTCGAAGACTCTTACATCACCTACCATTTCTACTATCATAAATACAGGAACACTAACATTGCCGACTGATACAGATACATTGGTGGGAAAAAATACAACTGATACATTAACAAATAAGACATTGACAAGCCCAGTATTTACTGGTACAGCAACTGGTTTTTCTGGAGACGTAACTGGAGACCTTACGGGAAACGTAACCGGAGAAATAAAAACAGGAACAGGAACAGGAACAACACCTACGTTTGGCAGTAATACATTAACACTAACCACAGTGGGTAATACTTATGAAACATTTGATTACACTTATACAGGTGGAGCAGACACAGTATCAACATTAGCCTTTTCAGGAACCCAACGTAACAATTCTCAATATGTTGTTTCTATTTACAATCACTCAACAAGCACTGGAGCTTTTTCTTTTTCAACAACATTTAGTGGAGCAAAAATTAATTATACTTCTCAAGTAGATATACCTATTGATGGCTATGCCATTCTAACAATCTTCTACAAAGATTCAACAAATATTTTTGCATCTGTCAGTGTATTTAGTTAAAAATAAATTAAGTGTATATATAAACAAATGAGCGAGTCACAAAAGCCTCTGCAAATACTAGATATCTTTAACACACAAAACTTTATAACCAACAAGGACTATGTCACTTATAAAGCACAAGGATTAATAACAGCCCCCAATGGCCTAAAATTCGGAGACGGATCGTATCTCAATGGGGATTTCTATTCTGTCAATGGGACTTTAGTGCTAGACGTGGGAACGGATGGTACGGACGCGACTTTTAATGGTGATGTAAATGGAGACTTGTATGGAGACATTTATCAAGTAAGCAATGGAACTACAATTAAAATATTGGACAGTGATGCTGGTACGTTCACAGGAGACGTAACGGGAAACGTAACAGGAGATTTGACAGCGGGTGCAGTTACAACCGATAGTATTTTTGTTAATTACAATGATACAATACCTCTCGTTACAGGTAGAGAAGAGCCGTGGCAAGATGAAGATACTAACTTTAACACTGAACGTTCATTACCAACAACAGATGTAGCATATGCGGGGTTCGCGCCATTACGTGCATTTGTAGACGATAATGAAAATAACACTCTTCGTGAAATATTACATTTACACAGACATTGTAATGACATAAGTACAAGTGCTAATGCAGAAGGTGGATATATTGGATTGTATGTTACAGATTCTAATAATGGTGGAGAAATGGCTCGTATTTCTTGGCGTGGGGACAATGCACAGAATAATGAGGGAGATGGACGATTAAGTTTTTGGACTTCAGAGGACATTGGTGATCATGCTCTAGAGATGGACATCTACGAACGAATGACTATTGTAAAAGACGGAAAGGTGGGAATTGGTACAACCACACCTACAAGTTTATTAGATGTCAATGGATCATTGAATGTGACAGGCGCGACAACATTAGCAACATTGCAAGTAACAGGTGATTATTTGCCTGACATTAATAGCAATTTTAAAATTGGTACAGATGCTTTGGCAAATGCAACAGCAACAAATAATATAGGTATAGGCGATAAAAGTTTATACTATTTAACTGGAGGTATTGGAGTAAATACTGCTATTGGTTACCGAGCGGGATATAATTACGTTGGTGGTTATAATAATACTTTTATTGGTGCCAGTGCAGGTTGGGAGCAGACTAATTTGAAAGGAACGGTGACATTAGATAGTACATTAATTACTGATGTTTCTTTTCAAAATGCCGCGTTGTCTTCGTCTTTACAAGCAGCTATTACTGGTAGTCCTATTTCTGGTACAGGCATTACAAGTGGTTCAATTGTTTCATCATGCACGTCTAACACTATTACTCTTTCTGCAAACGCTACTGCAAACGGCAGCAATGTAAATCTTTTTGTAAACATCATTTACACCGGATACTTTAATAGTGTTGCGATTGGAAGTCACTCACAAATTACAGCAAATAATCAAATTTCATTAGGATCTTCTTCGACGAGTGTAAAAAGTAACGGTTCGTTTGAATGTAATGATATATTTTTTGAATCAAATGATCGAGACACAGGTATTTTGTATAATTCAAATACTCCCGATAGTTTTGATTTAAAAGCAGGAGGTATCAATACTTTAAACATAACAAGTACTGGTGCGAATGTTACGGGTGCATTAGATGTGACAGGCGCGACAACATTAGATTCAACATTAGATGTTACAGGCGCGACAACATTAGATACATTGGATGTGACAGGCGCGACAACGTTAAATTCAACATTGGATGTGACTGGACAATTAAATGCTACCACTGTAGAGGCATCTACCTTTTCAACAATTTCTAATGGAAATAGTGGATCGGTGCTTACACGTGAAATATTTGCTACTGAAGTTAAGTTTAACAATACTCTTTCAAATGCAACTTACAACTTAAATACAAATCGTATAACATTAAATACACAAGGATTTACATATGAAACATTTGATTTGACTTACGCTCAAACAAGTGTTTCGACGACATTTACTACAATTCAGCTTTCTTTTAGTAATAGAGTGAATGCACAGTACGTTATTGCTATACAAAATAATGCTTCAGGTAATTTAACTATTCCTACTTCTATTAGTTGCTCTCTTGGTGGTAATACACCATTTGCTTTTTTAACAAATTACACCTCCAACGTGACTATTACCCCAGGTGGATATGGTATGTTAAATATATTTTTCAAAAGCACTACGCAGGTTTTCTTGTCTGCGAGTAAATATTCTTAAAAAAATTATTCTATACCTTAATATATAATAATGGTTTTTGCAGGATTATTTTCGGCTTTAGTAAAACAAGAAGCAGCAGCAGCACCTTCCGACCCGTCGCAGTTATTAGTAGTAGGAGGTGGAGGTTCTGGGGGTCAAAGTTATGGGGGAGGAGGAGGAGCTGGTGGCATGGTGACTACGACACTAACAATTACAGCATCCACATCTTATAACATTGTTGTCGGAGAAGGAGGGTCTGGAAATGATACTACCCAAGAAACTGGTTACAATGGAACAAATTCTAGTTTTGATTCATATACCGCCATTGGAGGAGGAGGTGGTGGTTATTTTACTGGTGGTGATGGTACAGTTGGTGCACAGGGCGGTTCGGGTGGAGGTGGTTCAGGTAGCGCAGATGATGGAACATATCCATCAGGCGGCTCTGGAACGTCTGGTCAAGGAAACAGTGGTGGTGATGGTACTTTTGATGACAGACAAAACGACTTAAAACTTCGCTCTGGAGGTGGCGGAGGTGGTAGTGGAAGCGCTGGTTCAAATGGATCCTCAAGTGGATATGGTGGTAATGGAGGAGATGCGTCGCAATGGGTAGTTGACCAACAATATTATGCGGCAGGAGGTGGAGGTGGAACACGAGATGATGGTACTCCAGGTGATGAACAAGGAGGAGATGGCGGTGGATACACTGTTTCTGGTACTTTTACGATGTTGGGAGGGCATGGTTCTCCATACGGTAGTAGCACCAACGGTACATCTGGTGTGCAAAACACAGGTTCAGGAGGAGGGTCTTGGGTAACAACACCAACATCCGGTGCAAACGGCATTGTAAAAGTTTGGGTACCAAACAATTACACATATGACAGCAGTCACTTAACAAACGTAACTGGTTCTATTACTGTATCAAGCTCCACATTTACATATGGTTCAACCTCTGGAACTATGGTTACGTTTATTAATCCAGGTTCGGTAACATGGACACCTGTATTTTAATCCTTTAAACCCAATCTTAACCATATAATTAAGCAAAATAGTCATAATTATATGTTTTAAACCACAAATTAAGCCTTAAAATGCAATTATACCCCCATGTAGCTTAAATAAACCGGTTTATTTAAGCTACATGGGGGTATAATTGCATTTTAAGGCTTAATTTGTGGTTTAAAACATATAATTATGACTATTTTGCTTAATTATATGGTTAAGATTGGGTTTAAAGGATTAAAATACAGGTGTCCATGTTACCGAACCTGGATTAATAAACGTAACCATAGTTCCAGAGGTTGAACCATATGTAAATGTGGAGCTTGATACAGTAATAGAACCAGTTACGTTTGTTAAGTGACTGCTGTCATATGTGTAATTGTTTGGTACCCAAACTTTTACAATGCCGTTTGCACCGGATGTTGGTGTTGTTACCCAAGACCCTCCTCCTGAACCTGTGTTTTGCACACCAGATGTACCGTTGGTGCTACTACCGTATGGAGAACCATGCCCTCCCAACATCGTAAAAGTACCAGAAACAGTGTATCCACCGCCATCTCCTCCTTGTTCATCACCTGGAGTACCATCATCTCGTGTTCCACCTCCACCTCCTGCCGCATAATATTGTTGGTCAACTACCCATTGCGACGCATCTCCTCCATTACCACCATATCCACTTGAGGATCCATTTGAACCAGCGCTTCCACTACCACCTCCGCCACCTCCAGAGCGAAGTTTTAAGTCGTTTTGTCTGTCATCAAAAGTACCATCACCACCACTGTTTCCTTGACCAGACGTTCCAGAGCCGCCTGATGGATATGTTCCATCATCTGCGCTACCTGAACCACCTCCACCCGAACCGCCCTGTGCACCAACTGTACCATCACCACCAGTAAAATAACCACCACCTCCTCCTCCAATGGCGGTATATGAATCAAAACTAGAATTTGTTCCATTGTAACCAGTTTCTTGGGTAGTATCATTTCCAGACCCTCCTTCTCCGACAACAATGTTATAAGATGTGGATGCTGTAATTGTTAGTGTCGTAGTCACCATGCCACCAGCTCCTCCTCCTCCCCCATAACTTTGACCCCCAGAACCTCCACCTCCTACTACTAATAACTGCGACGGGTCGGAAGGTGCTGCTGCTGCTTCTTGTTTTACTAAAGCCGAAAATAATCCTGCAAAAACCATTATTATATATTAAGGTATAGAATAATTTTTTTAAGAATATTTACTCGCAGACAAGAAAACCTGCGTAGTGCTTTTGAAAAATATATTTAACATACCATATCCACCTGGGGTAATAGTCACGTTGGAGGTGTAATTTGTTAAAAAAGCAAATGGTGTATTACCACCAAGAGAGCAACTAATAGAAGTAGGAATAGTTAAATTACCTGAAGCATTATTTTGTATAGCAATAACGTACTGTGCATTCACTCTATTACTAAAAGAAAGCTGAATTGTAGTAAATGTCGTCGAAACACTTGTTTGAGCGTAAGTCAAATCAAATGTTTCATATGTAAATCCTTGTGTATTTAATGTTATACGATTTGTATTTAAGTTGTAAGTTGCATTTGAAAGAGTATTGTTAAACTTAACTTCAGTAGCAAATATTTCACGTGTAAGCACCGATCCACTATTTCCATTAGAAATTGTTGAAAAGGTAGATGCCTCTACAGTGGTAGCATTTAATTGTCCAGTCACATCCAATGTTGAATTTAACGTTGTCGCGCCTGTCACATCCAATGTATCTAATGTTGTCGCGCCTGTAACATCTAATGTTGAATCTAATGTTGTCGCGCCTGTCACATCTAATGCACCCGTAACATTCGCACCAGTACTTGTTATGTTTAAAGTATTGATACCTCCTGCTTTTAAATCAAAACTATCGGGAGTATTTGAATTATACAAAATACCTGTGTCTCGATCATTTGATTCAAAAAATATATCATTACATTCAAACGAACCGTTACTTTTTACACTCGTCGAAGAAGATCCTAATGAAATTTGATTATTTGCTGTAATTTGTGAGTGACTTCCAATCGCAACACTATTAAAGTATCCGGTGTAAATGATGTTTACAAAAAGATTTACATTGCTGCCGTTTGCAGTAGCGTTTGCAGAAAGAGTAATAGTGTTAGACGTGCATGATGAAACAATTGAACCACTTGTAATGCCTGTACCAGAAATAGGACTACCAGTAATAGCTGCTTGTAAAGACGAAGACAACGCGGCATTTTGAAAAGAAACATCAGTAATTAATGTACTATCTAATGTCACCGTTCCTTTCAAATTAGTCTGCTCCCAACCTGCACTGGCACCAATAAAAGTATTATTATAACCACCAACGTAATTATATCCCGCTCGGTAACCAATAGCAGTATTTACTCCAATACCTCCAGTTAAATAGTATAAACTTTTATCGCCTATACCTATATTATTTGTTGCTGTTGCATTTGCCAAAGCATCTGTACCAATTTTAAAATTGCTATTAATGTCAGGCAAATAATCACCTGTTACTTGCAATGTTGCTAATGTTGTCGCGCCTGTCACATTCAATGATCCATTGACATCTAATAAACTTGTAGGTGTGGTTGTACCAATTCCCACCTTTCCGTCTTTTACAATAGTCATTCGTTCGTAGATGTCCATCTCTAGAGCATGATCACCAATGTCCTCTGAAGTCCAAAAACTTAATCGTCCATCTCCCTCATTATTCTGTGCATTGTCCCCACGCCAAGAAATACGAGCCATTTCTCCACCATTATTAGAATCTGTAACATACAATCCAATATATCCACCTTCTGCATTAGCACTTGTACTTATGTCATTACAATGTCTGTGTAAATGTAATATTTCACGAAGAGTGTTATTTTCATTATCGTCTACAAATGCACGTAATGGCGCGAACCCCGCATATGCTACATCTGTTGTTGGTAATGAACGTTCAGTGTTAAAGTTAGTATCTTCATCTTGCCACGGCTCTTCTCTACCTGTAACGAGAGGTATTGTATCATTGTAATTAACAAAAATACTATCGGTTGTAACTGCACCCGCTGTCAAATCTCCTGTTACGTTTCCCGTTACGTCTCCTGTGAACGTACCAGCATCACTGTCCAATATTTTAATTGTAGTTCCATTGCTTACTTGATAAATGTCTCCATACAAGTCTCCATTTACATCACCATTAAAAGTCGCGTCCGTACCATCCGTTCCCACGTCTAGCACTAAAGTCCCATTGACAGAATAGAAATCCCCATTGAGATACGATCCGTCTCCGAATTTTAGGCCATTGGGGGCTGTTATTAATCCTTGTGCTTTATAAGTGACATAGTCCTTGTTGGTTATAAAGTTTTGTGTGTTAAAGATATCTAGTATTTGCAGAGGCTTTTGTGACTCGCTCATTTGTTTATATATACACTTAATTTATTTTTAACTAAATACACTGACAGATGCAAAAATATTTGTTGAATCTTTGTAGAAGATTGTTAGAATGGCATAGCCATCAATAGGTATATCTACTTGAGAAGTATAATTAATTTTTGCTCCACTAAATGTTGTTGAAAAAGAAAAAGCTCCAGTGCTTGTTGAGTGATTGTAAATAGAAACAACATATTGAGAATTGTTACGTTGGGTTCCTGAAAAGGCTAATGTTGATACTGTGTCTGCTCCACCTGTATAAGTGTAATCAAATGTTTCATAAGTATTACCCACTGTGGTTAGTGTTAATGTATTACTGCCAAACGTAGGTGTTGTTCCTGTTCCTGTTCCTGTTTTTATTTCTCCGGTTACGTTTCCCGTAAGGTCTCCAGTTACGTCTCCAGAAAAACCAGTTGCTGTACCAGTAAATACTGGGCTTGTCAATGTCTTATTTGTTAATGTATCAGTTGTATTTTTTCCCACCAATGTATCTGTATCAGTCGGCAATGTTAGTGTTCCTGTATTTATGATAGTAGAAATGGTAGGTGATGTAAGAGTCTTCGACGTTAATGTTTGTGTTGCATCTAATTGAACTATATCACTGTTGGTTATGGTCGCGATTTTTGTAGCTGTATCTGCATTTCCCGTAAGGTCTCCAGTCACGTCTCCAACAAAAAGACCTGTTGTAATATAGTAAGGTTTTAATTCGTTGTAAATGCTTAAAATGTCAGTTGCAGAAAGTGCACTGTCTGTAATTCCACAATGTCCAATAAAACTTTGTGAAACAATAGAACCACCAGCACTATCAACAACAGATGCTCCTATTCGTACTCCTGAAACAGGAGTAATAAAATCACTTGAAAGTGTATGAATGGAAACACCGTCAACATAAAGAATGTAATCATAATTTGTGCCATTATAAGTCATTGTCAAAGCACTCATATGCCACCCTCTTGTTACTGGTACAGTGGACGGTACATCTAAAAAAGCTGCACCAGTACCAATTCGAAAACCATAAAACCCTATATTACTTTTTATTTCTAATCCAGCAACAGTTGAAGTTCTTGTACGTGTAGATATTAAGGGGTTATAGGTTGATTGATTATTTTCATCTATAAGAAACCATGCCCACAAAGTCGTGCTATTTTGTAAAGGAATTGCATCAATCGAACTATTTGATGTTGCAAAATCAATAAAATCATTTTGAGTATCAAATTTAAAATGTCGAATACCCAAAGAATTTATTGCTACAGTAGAAGTTTCATCATTATTGACAACACGTTCATATGTTCCTGTGTAAGACGCAACTGTTCCACTGCTTGTGACTCCAGATGTAGTGACATTTGTTGTGTTAAAGGGGTCTACCAAAAATGTGTGACTTGTAAGTGCGGTAGTTGTGTACGTTTGTGTACTACTAACTTTTGACCCGCCTGAAAATAAAATTGCTGTATTTGATCCTGCATTTACAACAGTTCCTAATGCTTCTACATTTAATGTATTTACATTTCCGGCTGTTACATTGTTATCTGTTACTGTAAAACTACCACCGCCGCCACCTCCACTTGTTGATATTGTAACGATTGAATTGTCAATTGGATCTACTATCAATGTACCATTTGATACTTTTATTGTACTTACTTCCGTTGCTATTTCTGGATTTGCTCCACTTTCTTCTCGAACAGTCAAAGAGGATCCCGTACTGGCTGAGTTTTGAAAAGACCCGTCCCCAAATCTGACACCATTCGGCATGGTGACAGTAGATTGGGCTTTGGGGTATTTTACAAACTCACTCGCCAATCCCGTATGGAAATTTTGTTTATTAAATACATTGAGTACTTGAATGGGTTGCGATGTTTCACTCATTTTTTACTATACATACACAAAAGAAAATTTAAGCTAAAGATTAAAAATCTGCATCGAACAAATCTCCCTTCACTTCCGTATTGGCCAAAGCATATTCCGTCACTCTACGTTCAAAAAAATTTGTTTTTCCGTCCAGGCTTATCATCTCCATAAAGTCAAAGGGATTCTGTGTCCGATATATCTTCCCACACCCCAGCTGTTGCAACAGATAATCGGCTACGTATTCAATATACTGTCCCATCAATTTCTCATTCATCCCGATTAGTCGACAGGGCAAGGATTCCATTATAAATTCCTTTTCGATCAAAACCGCCTCCATTACTATCGACATGATCATGGTCTCCGGACACTTCTCTTGCAACAGACTGTGCAAAAGGATCGCAAACTCCGTATGCATGGCTTCGTCACGACTAATAAATTCATTGCTCATTGTCAGTCCCGGCATCAATCCCCTTTTCTTCAACCAGAAAATTGCGCAAAAGGATCCGGAGAAAAAGATCCCCTCCACTACACAGAAGGCAATCAGACGAGTGTGAAACGGTTGTTTGCTATTAATGTACCGTTTCGCCCAAAAGGCTTTTCTGCGGATTGCTGGGAATTTTGTCACCGCATTGAACAACAGCTCCTTTTGTTTTCTATCCGTTACGTACGTGTCGATTAGCAAAGAATAGGTCTCGGAGTGAATGTTCTCCATCGCAATTTGAAATCCATAAAAGCAACGTGCCTCCGGAAGCTTTACTTCATCCAAGAATCGTACGGCAAGGTTTTCAAGTACGATCCCATCAGATGCTGCAAAGAAGGCAAGGATATGGTTGATGAAATGTCTCTCATCAATAGATAATGATCGGTAGTCGTTAAGATCTGAACTGAGGTCAATTTCTTCTGCCCTCCAAAATGACGATACAGCCTTTTTATATAAATCCCAGACCTTGCCGTTTTGGATTGGGAATAGGACATGTCGGCTGTGGGATTCATTTTCGTAAAGTATGGGATCCATATACTTTACTAAATATTAATTATTTCAATTTTTCGTCATTCCTCCTATTGCGTCCCTTTTTCTTTTCTTTTTTACTACTTTCTTGTCTGGCTTTAAGTTTGTCCCCGGCAGAATGTTAGATGGAAGAAACTGGAAGCCTTCGTAATTGAAGTAATCTCTGGGTGAACCTGCAGGCGCAGCTGCCCTTGGTACGTAGTCGTCGCCTTGTCTTGCCCAAAGACCTGGCTTCTGTGGTGTTTTTGGCCTGTTCTCGAAGCCTTTGTCGAACAAGCCTATGTAACGTACAATGTCTGATGGCAACCTAACGGGTTCTCCTCCGATAGGTGGCCTTGAATATACAGAGGTACTTATTTTTCCTTTTACTGCATTAGGACGACCGTAAAATACTGAATTGACATCATCTATACCTAGCTTCCATCTCTCTGCTTGCTGCTCCCGTTTTCTAGAGTCATAAGTATTAAGTGGCCCATGGTAGTTATCATATTCAATATCACCACCTTTCACACTTCCCGTTTTGCAAAAGCGTGCCGCTAATGTACGGAGATCTTTCACAGTCATTTTTTGCAATTCGGATTTGCGAATCATCATGCTTAACGGCAAGTTGTCGGCAATCTTTTCTACCAACTCACCTTTTTTCAATTTGGAATAAGGAGTGAGCACACATTTCTTTTTGCTCGGTTTACGAGCCGCTTTTCTTTGTTCTGCATATAATTTTTGCAGGTCATCATCTTGACGGTGTGCCGCAAGGATATGAGCAGACATATTGTCCCATGCTTTGTATTGTGTATCAGTCCCTTTTGACCCTCCTTCTTTTCCAGCTAATCTTCCAAGTAAAGCAGGATCGTCAATCATGGCCATGTGTTGATCGCCTAAATTAATTCGTTCTTTTTGTAATAAAGACTTTTCTTTTTCCACAGGAGTTTGTTGTACTACATTCGCACTTGTTAACAATATACGTCGTTTAGGTTTGGCCGGTTGATTGCCTGGGCGAGCTCCCTCCCACGAAGGGGCTGCAAGACTTCCTCCATAAATTCTTCCTATCATTGTTATACATCTTCTTTAGATTTTTCTTCTTCGTATTCTTTCTTAATTCTTTCTGCAATCTTTCCATCTTTATCTACTTCTTTTTGAAAGACATCTTTGCAGACTGCCAAGACTGTATCCATCCCTTTTGGAAACAACAAATTCGTATTCATCTGGAAAAAGTTAATGTGGTAATCAAACACTTCACTACACACAGATTGGAAACTTAATGTCTTTTCTTTTTCACTTTCACGATTACAGCCTTTGCGAATGGTAAAGACATTAGGATCCCCAGTAGACACCACTTGCATAATCTGCCGATCCCGTTTCATTTCCACTAAAACATTGTCCGAGCAATTGACATACGGATTGATTTTGATTTTTTCGTATACGTCCATTTTAATTAAGATACGAAAATAAATACTAAATTAGTTATTTAGTAAATATCTTATCTTTACTTATAATATAATGGACACTAAAAAGTTTAAAGAATTTTTAAAAGAAAAGAGACCAAACCTTAGTACGAGCAGTATCAATACGTACAGCTCCATTTTACGATCTCTTCACAAACAGATCTTTGGATCGTCTGAGATTTCTCTTGACAATTTTGACAAAAGCAAAGAGGTTATTGAAGCACTAAAAGATTTGACTCCTAATAAACGTAAGACTATCTTGAGTGCGTTAGTGGTTATCACTGACAACAAATCCTATCGCGAGCTCATGATGCAAGACATACAAGAGTACAGGAAAGAAATAGAAAAACAACAAAAGACACCATCGCAACAAGAAAATTGGGTTACTCAAGATGATATAATGCAGAAATATAAAATGCTGGAGAAAATTGCCAAGCCATTAATGAAAAAGGAAAGTCCCTCTATGTCCGAGCTACAAAAGATTCAGAACTTTATTATTCTTAGCCTCTTATCAGGCATTCATATTCCCGTACGTAGAAGCAAAGATTATGTAGACTTTAAAATACGCAATGTAGACAAAACCAAAGACAATTACATGTCTGACGACGGCAAGCATTTGGTATTTAACTCTTACAAAACGGCGAAAGCCTATGGAGAGCAAAAGATCCCTTTGAAGACACCTTTAAGAAACATCTTACGCAAATGGATCTCCGTCAATCCATCCGAGTATTTGTTAATTGACAGCAGTGGTGCTCCGTTAGGCGGGGCAGATAGAAGTGGTAATGGTAGTGTGAAATTAAATCAAAGACTAAACAAACTGTTTGATAACAAAAAGGTTGGTGTTAATATTTTAAGACATTCCATCATGACTGAAAAGTTTGGTGATATGATGAAAAAGAAAAGTGAAGCTGAAAAATATATGGGTCAAGCTGGATCCAGTACTGATATGCTCACAACATATGTCAAGGAGGATTAATACTTAAAGCATTCGCCTGGCAAATTGTTCTTTAAAAACTCCGTTTGCCAATCCTTCTCCTTTCCTTCACAAAGGCGGCGATCCCAATACATATGAGATATGTCCACAGGGTGTACCTTTGGCGAAACATCTTTTATATAGTGGATGTAATCGACAATTTCACCTTCTGGTGAGAACTCCAAATAATTATAGATCTCGTCTGCAATGTCTTCCACAACATCATACTTGTCCCAATCCTTTTGTGGCATTTTTATGTGGAAACTTAAAACCTTTGTCACCATTTGGCCTTCTTCCGACAGTTCACTCAGTTGACTTTGAGTGTCTTCGTCCATCTCTGTTGGTTGTGTTGATAAATCGAGTTCGTCATCATTCGTCAAGTCCATATCTTCTTGTGGTTTCGACAATTTGTCTTTCATTCTTTCCACAATGCCTGTCATATCTACAATTTCGTTCGACATGGTTTCTTTGGGTTCGATTATGACGATAGGACGATTTCAGCGACAACTTTTTTTTTTAATTGCCCCTACTTGTCTCTTTCACTCCGGTACAAAGCCCCCTTGTCTCTCTTTTTTATCCTATCGCCTGTGTATTTTTTTCGCTGTTTTTGCAAGTCTCTCATTATTAAATTCCATTTACCATGCACACTACAGACCCGAAAACGGCTTGCACAAGACTCATGGAGCTTACGGAGGAAATGGGTCAATCAAACAAGGCTAGAATGAGCGACATAAAATACAGGACTCCGGAAAGACGAAAATCATTTGTAGTCGATGCAGCATCGTATACAAAATACTTAGATGACATATCTCCACTTAAGTATTTTGATCCTCAAGGCGTTTTTGTCAGTGCAGAAATGGAAACAAAAAAGATTGGTGACCTTGCCATTGATGTTGTCATTCGAAAGATTGAAAGGGATCAAAAGGAAAGAAACGCACCAATCCCAACGCATTGTCTTTCGTCACTTATTCAAGAAGCGGCCAATTTTGTAGAAAAAATTAATCATGTTGTAGATTAGCGTGCATTGTTCATGACTTGTTTGTATAGACTATGATTGCCAAAATGTTTTTTCCAATCAGGACCAACTACTTCAGACCATTCGGCATCGTTATATTTTGGTTTATTTAATAAAGTTTGTTTCATTTTTTGTTTAGCTGCACGTTGTGCTGTCTTATGTTGTACAGGTCGATCTTGACCATAGTTTGTCACATGATCAAATAATGATTGTGTTCTTCCTACATGTAAAAGTGATTGTGTTGTGCTCGGAGTTCCAAAGGATGGACTACTGCCGTACTCAGTAGGTTGAGTACTGTATTCTCCTTCTAAATTTCCACCTCGCATTTTACCGCGACCCATGTGTGCGTGACCTTCCTCTCCTGATCCAAAGTGACCTTTGCTGTCTCTAACAGAGGGTCCACTACGAGCATGGTATCGGAAATAATGATGTCTGTCTGGATGATCGGCTCCTGTGCTATTTGATTTTACGTGAGACGGTTGGCCATGATGAGTCGTTCGGCCTCTCATCGTCATATCGCCACTTATACGTCTACTAATAGGATGCATGGTTATATACTTATTGAGAAGATTTTTTCTTTTGCAATACATTCTTAAAAAAACGAGCTCGTTTTAATGTTTTGGCTTGAAATTTATCCTTATTGTTCATAATGTAATCTGCAAAAGACGCTAAATCTTTAAACTTCTTTTTTTCTGTTGCATTGTACTTTTCAAATTGTCCTTTAAAGTTAGGTGCGTCTTCCCAAGCAAAGCCACTTGGTGCTACTCCTGTTCCTTTCATTTCCAAATCCTTCATTTTTTCTGTAACACGACAGGGCAATTGACCACCTTCTGCTTCTCCTTCTGCTTTTCTTTTCATACCAACAATTTCTTTCTTTGCAACTTTTGGAGTGGATGTAGAAGGTATGTATTTGGGAGTTGATGGATATTTTTCATAATCAAAGTAATTGCTAAGATCACCTGGTGGTGGTGTAGGCTTTGGTGCATAATCGTCTCCATCACATCTCAATTTTGGTTTACCTGGAGGCTCGGCTCTATTTTGAAAACCTGTATCATAGGAACTAATATGTCGAACAACGTCAGATGGTAATCTGAATTGTCCACTTTTGTCATAAACAGACTGTGTTACTTGTCCTAATGTTCCTCCACGCAATTTCTTAGCATGTTCGTGCATACCTTTCAATATTTGCATATGCGATGTTAAAGCCTCTTTTAATTTTTTACGGCTTTCTTCTAAACCAGATCCCATTATAGGTGCTGGTGCTGGTGCTGGTACTGGTGCTGCGGCTTTTGGTGCAGACATACAATTAACTTCTACCTTTCGTGGCTC